TCGAGCCCGTCACGATGATCACCGACTACGAGCGGGCCGTGCTCAGCCGCCCCGACCTCGTCGCCGCCCTCACCGAGGCCCGCGAGCAGATGGAGCGCGGCGAAGGCGTGGTCCGGGAGCGCGGCCGCCGGCCCCAGCAGATCAGCATCCACCACGGCGACTAACCGTCCGCCTCTCCACGCACGGCCCCCGGTCCTCAGATCGGGGGCCGTTGCCATTCCCGGGAACACCAAGAGCAAGACGCCAAAACGCCGGAACAATTGCCGTTCTTGCTGTCAGTGGTGGGCGATACTCTGTCTTACCATGGAGCGCGAGGTTATTTTCGGCGAAAGATAGCAGGCCGCGGCGGACGGCTGCCTGCTCTACACGCGCCGCCGGCGGGACGGTTACGCCACCTTCAGCGTCGCGAACGAGTCGAAGCTGGTGCACCGGTACGCGTGGGAGCTCGCGAACGGGCCGATCCCGGACGGGATGACGGTGGACCACGAGTGCCACAACCTGGCCGTGCAGCTGGGCACGTGCGCCGGCGGCGCGAGCTGCCGGCACCGGGTGTGCTGCAACCCGCACCACCTGGTGCTGCGCGAGGTGTGGGACAACGCCCGCCGGGGCACCTCTCCCCCGGCGATCCGCGCCCGGGCGCGGGATGCCCGGCTACGCGCTGGGCTCGAGGTAGCGGTAGATCGTGGGCCGGCTGACGCCGAGGGTCTCGGCGATCTCGGCGACGGTGAGCTCCTGCCCGTCGTACATCCGGCGGGCCTGTTCGATCTTCGTGAGGGTCATCTTCCGCGGTGGCCCGCCCTTGCGCCCGCGCGCTCGCGCGGCCGCCAGTCCCTCGCGGGTGCGTTCCACGATCAGGTCATGTTCGAACTCGGCGATGGCGGCGAGGATGTGGAAGAACAGCCGGCCGCCCACCGTGGTGGTGTCGATGTCCTGCGTGATTGCGCGTAGCCCGATGCCGTTGTCCTGCAGCCAGGTGGCCAGGTCGCCGAGGTTCTTCACGGAGCGGCCGAGCCGGTCGAGCTTGGTCACCACGAGGACGTCGCCGTCGCGCAGGTAGTCGAGGGCGGCGTCCAGCTGTGGCCGCTTGGCGAGGGTGCCGGAGGCGTGCTCGGTGAAGATCTTGTCGCAGCCGGCGGCCGTGAGGGCGTCGAGCTGGGCGTCGAGGGACTGGTCTGCGGTGGAGACCCGGGCGTAGCCGACCTTCGTCATTCGAGCACCTGCCATTCTGAGTCGCGGTTCATCCGCCACACCAGGCGGTAGGTGGATGCGTCGCCGGGGTATTCGACCTTGATCTTCGCGAGGAACTCTTCGGCGCGCTGGCGCTGGGTGCGCCCGTTCCACCCATGGCTGACGGATCCGTCACGCCAGCGGACGCCCCACTCCCCCTGCGCGAGGATCCTCTCAGCGACCTCCTCGGGCGTGAGGATGTGCATGTCATGGTCGTGGCCGATGTCGCACGTGCACGGGTAGAGGGCGCCGTCGGGCGCGGTCATAATGTGCGGGAAGGTCATGACTTCTGCTCCTCCGCCTTGTCGACGATCGCGCGCAGTCCCATGCGGTAGATCGCGATCAGGCTCGCGAGCACGGCCTGCGCGAAGTCCAGGTCGTCGCCATGTTGGACGGCAGCGCGGCAGTGCCCGCGGATCGCGGGCTCGTCCCGGTTCAGAGCGGCCGTGAGGATCTGCGCGCTGACGACCTTCGCCTCGTCGGCGGGGTCGGCGTTGCTGATATCCAGGGCGAAACCCTGCGTGTCGGAGGGGGCGTAGCCCTTGGTTATCGCCATCGGCCAGGTGCCCTGGATCATCAGGCTGATCGTGACGAGGATCTTCAGCAGGTCGCGGCCGTCGGTGATGTGCTCCATCAGCCAGTCCGTTATCTCGCCGGTGTCGCCCTCGTAGACGATGCCGGTGAACTCCTCGAAGTCGGTGGGTCCGAACGTCACGGTGTGTCTCCCATCGTCGTCGCCGCCTCGATGCCGTGCGCGTGCACCCACGCGTCGACCTCGAGCGCGGACTGGCGGTAAGTGCGGCCGCCGTCCGGGTCATGCATCTGCCCGCACCAGTAGCCGTGGTCCTCGAGATGGCCGATGCCGCCGAGCACCGAGCGCAGCAGGCACTCCCGGTGTGCGCGGGCCTGGCCGTGCTCGGTGCCGATCGGGCGGAAGTCGTCGGCCGCGCGGATCTGCTCGTCGCACAGCGGGCAGTTCATGAGCTGAGCGCCTTCTGCGTGGACCGGTACGTGTCGAACGCTGTCTGCCCCTCTGCGCCGCCGATCATCCAGGGGAACATCACCTCGTCCAGCGTGACCAGGTTCGCGTCGATCAGCGCGGACTGGGCGCGGAGCCAGTCGCGGGCGATCGCCCACGCCACCCGTGCCGCATGCTCCGGGGTGGTCAGCGACCCCTTGCGGTACTTGGCGAACTCGCCGCGGGCCTCAGCGGCCCGCAGGGCCGCAAGCACCCCGTCGACGCGGACCGGCAGGGCGAAGTCCCGCGGCCCGTACGGGGTGGTCATGGTGAACTCCAGCCCGCTCGGGTGGCCGTCGGCGTCGTAGACGGTGGAGATGCGGGTGACGCCGCGGCGGCGCAGTGCGGTGATGATGTCGGTCGCTGTCTCGTCGACGGCCTTGTCGGTGGTGTAGTTGGCGATCGGCATTATGCGTCCACCGGCCTCTCCCAGATCGGCACGCCGCCCTCGTCGCCCCAGAACTCCAGCCGCACGTCGGGCTGGTCGATGTGCGTGCCGAAGACGAACCAGCCCGTCGGCGGGGCGGTGAGCTGGCGTTGCAGCTCCTCATACTCGGTGCGCCACCCGCACTGGTGCGCGGCCAGGCGCTGCGCGGCACGCTGCGGGGCGCGCGTGCGGTGGACGCGCCGCATCCGCCGGCGGTCCCACTCACGGATCGCGTACTGCCAGTCGGCTATCTGCGAGGTGGGGGTGAGCGGGTCGCCGTCGGTGCGGAAGGTGATCTCCAGCGGCACCTTGCGCACCGGGCACTCGTCGCCCTGGCGGTCGACGTGCGCTCGCACGGTGCCGTTGTTCCAGACGCGGAGCGGGCAGGCGCAGGTCGTGCAGTACGCGCCGAGGACGGTGGGCTTCGGCATTCAGGGCTCCTGGAGTTCGGCGAGCTGCTGCTCGGTCTCGAAGTGGTGCAGCTCGCGCTGGTGCATCTCCGCGACCGCGGCGTCACGCTCGACGGTCATCCGCTTGTCGTGGTCCAGCAGCACGCGCAGGTCGGACTGGCTGCAAGAGACCCCCTTGAAGCCGGCCCACTCCTGCAGCCGTTTCTCCAGCCGGGCCCGGACGGGATCGATCAGGTCAGTCATGGTGCTCCTCCTCCAGGACCAGGTCGTTCAGGAACTCGTGCAGCGGCTGGCCGACCACCCGAGTGGACACCCGCAGCGCCATCAGTCCGCGCAGCACACACATCCACGCGCCGTCGCCGTACCGGTGGCGGAAGTGCGCCTCGGCGCGCTTGTCCCCGGTCGGGCTGTACCGGATGGCCAGGTACTGGTGCCGCTCGTCGTCGGGGTGTGCGGAGTGCAGGCTGGTGAGCCGGCGGATCTCGAGGGTCTCGATGTCGTCCAGGCCGCCGGCGGTGTTGGTGATCTGCAGTCGAATGGCCAGAGCCATCAGTGCTCCTCCCCCTCGGGCTTGCCGAGCTACCTCAGTGTATCGAAAACGTCCCTCGCTTTACATAGTTCATAGACACGTTTGTGAGACACAGGCTGGCCGCAGGATCCTCGTCACGGCCGAGTGTCTCACGATCGACCGTTTATGGACAGCGGATGTCCGGCGATCGACGTAAGGTCACGGCATGGTGCAGCACTGGTCGCCGATGTCGCAGCTCCAGGCGACGCCGGAGGCTGGCGTCTGGTACATCTTCGACAAGAGCAAGCGCATCGCGATCGTTCGGCTCGTCGAGGTTCGCGGCCGCAAGTTGCTGCGCGTCGTCACGTTCGATCCCGACCCCGATCGTCGGGTGCTCATCGGCTACTTCCCCGAGGACGGCATGCAGCTCGCATGCGAGTGCACGTGGTCGGAGTACATCCGCGCGACTGGTCCCTCGACAAGCAATCGGCGGTAGCACCCGCGGGCAATGGACAGGTCTCAGGCGGCCTCGGGGTACCTCTCCGGGTTGGCCCCGCCCCGGGTGTACTTCAGCATTCGGATGGTGTCGCCGCGTCGGTAGGCGTTCCACGCCTTGATCATCAGCGCGGTCGCGACGTCGACTGTCAGGCCGGGATGGGATTTGAAGGCGGCCGCCTCTCGGCGCAGAAGTTCGCGCAGCACGTAGATCGGGTCGCTGCTCTCGAGTCCGACGCCATCCACGAGCCGATCCCAGAAGAACTCCGCATCTGTGGCGTCGAGCTCGGCAAACAGCCAATGGCAGAGCGAGAAGGCCTGGCGCGGCGCTCCCTTCGTATGCCGGGACACACGCTTGCCGCCGAGGGCGGCGGCGATGATGTCCTCCTTGTGTGTCGCGTAGAAGTCGCGCAGCTGGGTTCTGCTGACCGGGGCACTGCGCAGAGTGGTGCCGCGTTCCCCGTTCACCCAGCGCACGATAATCGCCGTTGCTGCGGCGACGTCGGTGACGTTGGTCAGGGTCGGGTCGTAGATCTTCAGGACGTCCGAGGGGAAGCGTGGCGTGTTCGTGTCGATCTCCACGATCGCAGGAGGTTGAACCCCCCAAACCACGATCAGCGTCTGCGGGATGCCGGCGCTAATGATCGCCTGCAGTCGATGCTGACCATCAACCAGGCGCCCCGCTGTGTCGAACTTGACTGTGTCACCGGTGCTGTACCAGCGGTCCTCGCGCATCGCCCGGGCGAATTGTGCGACGCGTGCCGGGCGAAGATTCCGATTGGGGGCCATGGTGTCGAGCCATTCCTGTGCGAGGTCGGGGTCGACTGTCATGGTCTGGGTGATGAGCTCCTGTGTCATGGTGGGATGCTATTGGTGCGGGATACGTTTCGGAAGAGGGCCAATTCTCCAGGTAGACCCAGGTAGACAGAGCTAGTACGCAAGTGGACTGCTGTGACCGAATCGTTAGGCTCGGCGCATGTTCAACGTGACGATCGGGCCCGACGACCAGGTGCTCGTGTGCGCCCTGATCGGGATGCGCGACTACGAGCCGGTGCCCGGGTCGATCGAGGTGGAGTGCGCCGAGTGCGGCCGCGCGGTGTGGCGATCGCCGCTGCCACCGGTCGCCGGCTACGACACGACGAAGGCGCGGTTCCTGCCGGTGCCCGTCGGGGCGCCGGCACCGACGATCGTGCTGTGCATCTCCTGCGCCCGCGCGCACTCCCTCGCTGGGATCTAACCCTTCCCCTCGGCGAACTTCTGCAGATCGTCGCGGTAGATGAACCGCCGCTTGCCGATCTCCCGGGACGGGATCTCGTTGTTCGCGACCATCTTGCGCATCGTGGTGACGGGCACGCCGAGCTTCTCGGCCGCCTCGGCGATCGACAGCAGCAGGGCGGCGTCGGCCGCCGCCCAATTCTGCCGGGCGTCGTTCGGCTTCTTCGAGGCGATGATCTCGAGCTGGGTGTCCACGGTGCGCCACGCCCCGAAGAAGCTGTACGGCTGGGCGAGCTCGATGCGCAGCTTCGCGGCCGCGGCCTCCTCGTCGGTGGCTGTGATCCAGCGCTCGGCCTGCTCCACCCGGGTGATCCTGAACTTGTATTGCATAAGCTGTATCCCACCTGCCTCTGTAGCTCAACGGAAGAGCACCCGCGTCCTAAGCGGTTGGTTGGAGGTTCGAATCCTCTCAGGGGCACCTAGCCGGGATACACCTGCGGAGGTACCCTGGTCGGGCGTTCGCCTACCCCCGTAGACGCCCGCGTAACACACAGGGAGCCCCCCGCCGACGCACGATCGGTGGGGGGCTTTCTGCTGCACCTAACCGTTAGGTGTCGCGGCCTGCCGCGGGAAGATCTTCAGCGTCCGCCCCTCGTCCTGCAGGTGCAGCTCGACCCCGTCGCGGAACAGGTCCCACTTCTCGAGGATCTTCCCCTGGTCGCCGACGACGACAAGCCGGGTGACGTCGGGGTAGACCGCCTCGGGCTCGGGCTTTGTCATGTCCCCGGTGTATCACGCCTCGGCGCTTACGTTGCGTCCTGACGAACGTCTCCCCCGGATTTGGCCTCCGTTGTATCGCACTATGGACCAAATCCAACTTCTCCCGTACGATTTGGCGCGTCAGGGGGCTGGAAGGACGCCAATTTGGCGTACCTGGGGGAAGGACGACGATGCCACGTCAATCGGCCTACAGGTCAGAGGTCCTCACTCGACCTGAGCCGGTGGTGATGGCATCCGCCCGCAACTACACGCTCGGCAAACAGCCCGCCCCGACCACCGTCACCGACCGTACCGGCATGCTCGGCGACCCGTGGCAGAACACGGCGTGGGATTTCTACGACATCGTCTGCGAGCTGCGCTATACCGCCGACTTCGTCGGCAACCTGCTCTCCAAGGCCGTGCTGTTCGTCACCCAGGACGGCAAGCCGACCACCGACCCCCGCGCGGTGAAGGCCCTCAACGACCTCTTCGGCGGAGCGGAGGGTCAGGCCGAGATGCTGAAGGCCCTCGGCATCCACTACACGATCGCCGGCGAGGCGATCATCATCGGGCAGGCCGGGCAGCAGGCCGACGAGTGGTACGTGGTCGCCTCCACCGAGGTCACCCGCACCCGGGACAACACGTTCACCGTCAACGGCGGCTACATCACCGTCGACCCGTCCAAGTCGCTGACGATCCGGCTGTGGCGCGAGCACCCGCGCAAGCCGTGGAAGGCCAACTCCCCCACCCGCGCCTGTATCCCCGTCCTGCGCGAGCTCGACAAGCTCACCCAGCACGTGGCCGCGCAGATCGACTCGCGGCTGATCTCTGCCGGCATCCTGTGGGTGCCGTCGGAGATGAGCTTCCCGTCCTCCCCCATCACGAAGACCGACGACACCGGCGCCATCACGTCGCAGACGCAGCAGACCGTCTCCTCCGCGCAGGCCTTGTCCGACATGCTCCGCGAGGTCGCCGAGATCGCGATCGCCGACCGGTCCGACGCGGCCGCGCTCGTGCCGATCATCGTGCAGGTCGCCGGCGAGTTCCTGCAGAACATCAACAAGACCGAGTTCTGGTCCGGCCTGGACGAGCACTCCATCGAGCTGCGCAACGAGGCGATCCGCCGGCTCTCCCTCGGCATGGACATGCCGCCGGAGATCGTCACCGGCGTCCGGGACACGAACCACTGGGCGGCGTGGCAGGTCGACGAGTCCGCGATCAAGGCGCACTCCGAACCGCTGCTGTCCGCGATCACCTACGCGCTGACCACCGGGTACCTGCGCCTGGTGCTCGAGGCGGACATGTCCCCCGAGGAAGCCGCGCACTTCTCCATCGGCGCCGACACCTCCGCGATGCGCGTGCGCCCGAACCGGTCCAAGGAAGCCGTCGAGCTGTACGACCGCGGCGAGCTGTCCGGTGAGGCGATGCGTCGGGAGAACGGCTTCGACGAGGAAGACGCCATGGACGACACCGAGCGGGTCACCTGGCTGACCAAGAAGCTCGCCAGTGGCCAGACCACCCCGGAGCTCGTGGCCGAGGGGCTGAAGATGCTCGGCGTCGCCCTCCCGGACGCGATGATCGCCGACGCCGTCAACCAGCACGAGGCCCGCCCCGACCGGTCCATCAAACAGCATCCCGTCCGCGACATCCCCGACACGCAGGACGACGCAGCCAACCCCGACGGCGGAACAGGGGTCTCCGCCGCCGGGGTTCTCATGGCCGCCGAGATGATGGTGTTCCGCGCGCTCGAGCGCGCCGGCAACCGGCTGAAGGGCCGTGGCGTCGTCGGCAAGCCGACCACCACGCTCGCCACGGTGACCACCGCCCGCACCCTGTACCTGCAGATGCCGCGGCTGACCGAAGCCGAGATCGACGACCTGCTCATCGACGCCTGGTCCTGCACCGAATGGGAGGACTGGGGCCTCGACGCGCACGCCCTCTCGCTGTGCCTGGACGGCTACACCCGCACCCTGCTGGCCACCCGCAAGCCGCACGAGCGGGCCCTGCTGCGCCAGCACCTCGAGCTCGCCCTCGCCCTCGAGCCCATGCAGGCCGCGTGATGGACGCCGAGAGCTTCTACGCGCAGCGCTCCACCCAGATGGAGTCCGCCGACGAGCACCTGCTGCCCTACGTCGAGGACGCCCTGGACGCGTACGCGCGCGGCGAGGCCGACTGGTACCGGGACCTGGTCACCGCGGCCGCCGGCGTGTGGATGGACACCTTCGCCGCCGAGGCGCCCGACCAGAAGAAGGGTCTCGCGCTGGCCCGCTTCCGCAAGGACCTCAGCGAATCGCTCGCCCTGACGAACGAGCCGTCCGACCCGCCCACCCCGGGCGAGGTGAACCGGGTCCTGTACTGGCTGACCGCGTACACGATCAACAACGCCACCCACGCCGCCCTGCTCTCCCGCGGGGTGCGCTTCCAGCGCTGGGTCACCCGCCGCGACGGCGAGGTCCGCGACATCCACAAGCCGCTGGACGGGCAGATCCGTCCCGTCGGGGGAACGTTCGCCGTCGCCGGCGTGCCGGTGCACTACCCGGGCGAGCCGGTCGGCCCGCCCGAGGTCTGGATCAACTGCCGCTGCATGCTGCAGCCGGCCGCTCGGAAGGGGGACACCATGTCCACCACCACGTTCACCGTCCCGGCCGGAGTCGTCGACGAGCTCGAGCTCGACAACCCGGACATCATCACCAGCGACGACATCTACATGGTGCAGCGGGACTGGGAGGGCGGCACCGACTACTACGGCCCGTTCTCCAAGGTCGACGCCGAGCAGTTCTCCGCCGGCGACGGCGAGTACGGCGTCATCCCGCTGCTCTCCGGCTTCGCCGCGGCCACCCCGCCGACCCCCGACGACATGCCCGGCGACGTCGACACGGAGCCGGACCCCGCCGACCCGAACGAGGACGACGAGGATCCCGACGCAGAGAAGATCACCGAGCTGCCGGTGCACGGGGTGATCGCCCCGGAGGGGGTCACCACCGGCGACAACCGGCAATTCGCGTTCGGCGCGCTGTCCACCCGCGAGCTGCCCATCCCACTGCGAGCGGAGATCCTCTCCACGCACGGCGGCACGACCAGTGACGTGGTCACGATCGGCCGGGTGGACAGTGCCTGGCGCGACGAGGCCACGAACAGCTGGCGGTACACCGGCGCGGTCGTCCTGGACAAGCCGTACGCGCAGGACACCATCGCCGGCATCATCGACGGCACGATCCGCGGGGTGAGCCTGGACGGCGACGCTGCGGTGGAGGACACCTCCGCGCGCGACGAGCTCATGGCGCAGATCGAGGGCCAGGAGGGCGGGCCCACGCCGGAGCAGCTGGTCGAGCTCATGAACCTGCCGCAGGTGTTCAGCGCGATGCGGGTCGCCGGGCTCACGATCGTGCCGATCCCCGCGTTCGAGGAGGCGTACATCGCGCTCGGCCACGAGTTCATGGAGGACCTCTCCGCCGAGGAGCAGGCCGCCCTCGCCGCATGCGGCTGCGCGACCGCCGGCGAGGCGGGGCTGGCCGGCTTCACCGAGGACGACTTCAAGGACTACCCGGCGGAGGACCGCAAGCGGATGGCGAAGGCGGGCACAGCGCTGCCCGACGGCAGCTTCCCGATCGCCGACGTCGACGACCTGAAGAACGCCATCCAGTCCATCGGCCGGGCCTCCGACCCGGCCAAGGCGAAGGCGCACATCAAGAAGCGCGCGGCCGCGCTCGGTCACTCCGAGCTCGTCCCCGACGACTGGGCCGTGGCAACCACGGCCTTCGCACCCGGCACCCATGACGGTCCCGGGTGGATCACCGATCCCATCCCCACCGCCCGTATCCGCCGGTACTGGGTGCACGGGAAGGGGGCCGCGAAGATCGGCTGGGGCGTCCCCGGCGACTTCAACCGGTGCCGGTCCCAGCTGGCCAAGTACGTGCAGAACCCGGACTGGCTGGCGGGCCTGTGCGCGAACATGCACAAAGAGGCACTTGGCTTCTGGCCCGCACAGCACCGGCCGGGCCACCGTGGGCACGCTGCAGACGGCCTCACCGCTGGCGTGCTCACGGCATCGGGCGCCCTGACCTATCCGTCTGAATGGTTCCAGAACCCGGGGCTGGACCACGCGGCGCCGATGCGCATCGACGGGCAGCGGATCTACGGGTACCTCGCCCAGTTCGGCGTGTGCCACATCGGCATCACCGGGATCTGCCGGGACGTGCCGCGCAGCCGCAGCAACTACAGCTACTTCCTGAAGGGCGTGGTGGACACCGAGGCCGGCGAGCAGCGGGTGGGCACGCTCACCTACGGCATCGGGCACGCGTCCCCGCAGCTGCGCGCGGCCGCGGCCACCGCGCACTACGACCAGACCGAGGCGGTGCGCGCGTTCGTGAACATCGGCGAGGACGCGCACGGGATCTGGTTCGCCGGCGTGCTCGCGCCGTGGACGACCGACGAGGACGTCGCCGCGATGCGCGCCATCGGCGCCCTCTCCGGCGACTGGCGCAACTGGTCCGGGCTGCCGGACGACTTCGAGCTCGTCGGCGCGGTGGCAGTGAACACGCCCGGCTTCCAGCTGGCGGCATCGGGCGCGATCGGGCTCGGGTACATCCCGAGCGAGGAGTCGGTCGCCCCGGTGCTGGCCTCGGCGACCCTGAAGTCTGCCATGGACCCGGAGATGGTCGGGGCGATCGCGCGGACCGCGGTCGCCGAGTACCGGCACCAGGAGAAGGTCGAGGCCTCGATCGCCCCGCACCGTGACAGGATCCGCACCGCCCGCATCCACGCGGCACGTGCCCGGCTCGAGAAGGTGGAATGAAATGGGATGCAATTGTCAGAAGCCGGCCGGCCAGTCCGGGCCCAGCTCGTACCAGGTCCGCAAGCCTGACGGCGCGACCGTTTCCTACCGGTCGCAGGTGGAAGCGCAGGCTGCCGCCAAGCGCACCGGCGGGGTCTGCGTGAACTGCTGAAGCCAAATTCTTTCGAAGGGCCGCTTGCGCTTTTGGCGCGGGCGGCCCTACTCTGTGGCACAGAAGCTGTGCACACCTCCTGCCGTAGGCGGGGTGATTCCGGGGTCCTCTGAGTGACCCCTCCCAGATCACACCCGTTCCAGGAGGAAGACATGCGCTTCGAAATGCCGGAGAGCCTCGACGGCCTCTCGCTCGACGAGCTCAACCAGCTGCACAAGGCCGCGTGGGAGGAGTACACCGCCCTCGCCACCAAGGACGACGCGGACATCACCGACGCCGACCTCGCCGATCTCGACCAGCTGGACACGCACCTGGGCGCCATCACGGAGGTGCAGCAGACCCTCGAGGTCGCCGCCGCCGAACGCGCCACCAAGCTCGCCGCCGCGCGCGGCAAGGTCGAGGCGGCCGCCTCGGCACCCGACCCTGAGCCGGAGCCCACCGAGGAGGCAGAGACCGAGGAGGCGCCGCAGGGCGAGCTCACGGACGACGCGCACGAAGAGGACGCCGTCGAGACCGAGAAGGAGCCCGTCATGGCCTCTGCTGCATCGTCCGTCGCCAAGGCCGCGTCGCGGGCTGTGGCGATCGCCCCCGCTCGCCCGGTCAGCCCGTCTGTGCTGATCGCCGCGGCGAACCTGCCCGGCATCGCCAGCCAGGCCGAGTTCGAGGACTTCACCCACGTGGCGCGCACCTTCGGGCAGAAGGCGGCCAAGGGACCCTCGGCCGGCTCGAGCCTGAAGATCCAGGGTGGGGAGGCGTTCGGTCTGACCAACGACGCCGTCCGCCAGGGGCTCGCGAAGATCAAGAAGAGCCCGGCCGAGTTCACCGTCGACATGGCGATGAGCGCCGAGCAGCAGCTGAAGATCATCGACGAGGCCGCCTCCGAGTCCCGCCTGGCCGGCGGCTCGCTCGCGCAGAGCGTGCTCACCGCCGCCGGCGGCTGGTGCGCCCCCTCCGAGACCGTCTACGACTTCTGCTCGTTCGAGACCGTGTCGGGCCTGATCGACATCCCCTCGATCAACGTGCAGCGCGGCGGCATCCGGTTCACCAAGGGCCCGGACTACGCGTCGATCGCGAACGGCTGGGGCTTCACGCAGACCGAGGCGCAGGCCGAGGCCGGCACCGCGAAGACCTGCTACGCGGTGGCCTGCCCGGGGTTCGAGGACCACCGCCTGGACGCGGTCGGCTTCTGCATCACGGCCGGCATCCTCACCGAGGTCGGCTACCCGGAGCTCATCCGCCGGGTGCTGGAGATCGGTGCGGTCGCGCACGCGCACAAGGTCAACAAGTACGTCATCGACGGGCTTGTGGCCGCCGCCGGCACCGCGGTGGACGCGCACGAGTTCGGCTCGGCGACCGCCGACCTGCTCGACGCGCTCAGCATGCAGGCCTGGCGGGTGCGCACCACCTACTCGATGGGCGCCAACGCGACCATCGAGGTCGTCCTGCCGACGTGGGCGAAGGCGGTCATCCAGGCCGACCTCAGCTACCGCACCGGCCTGGACATGCTCGCCATCAGCGACGCCCAGATCAACGCCTACTTCTCCGCCCGCGCCCTGCGCGTGCAGTTCGTGGAGGACTTCCAGACGCTGACCTCCGCATCGACGACCGCCTGGACGGTGTGGCCGACGCACGTGACCGCGCTGCTGTACCCGGCCGGCGCGTTCATCAAGGGCCAGACCGACGTGATCGACCTGGACACGATCTACGACTCGGTGAACATCACCACCAACACGTACACGGCGGCGTTCTTCGAGGAAGGCATCATGGTCGTCAATCGCTGCGCCTCCGCAGTGGCCGTGAGCGTCAGCCTCGACTACGCCGGCCGCACCGGCGCGGCGGACATCACCGCAGCCCTCGTCCCGTGAGCACAGCCGGGGGCGCGCTAGCCCAGCGCGCCTCCGGCTGACCACTCCCGGAAGGAGGTGGGCGCGATGACCACACCGCTGACGTGGATCGAGGCTCCGGCCCGCACCCCGCGGCCGAACCGGTCCCTGGACGTGATCCCGGTCGAGGACGTGTCCGGTGAGCACTTCATCGGCTTCGAGTACGTCGCCGACCCGTGCGTGTTCCCGAACCCGGTGCCGCAGGACTGCTACGTGCAGATCGGCCCGGCCGCCGGCTCGAGCAAGAGCTTCGGCAGCCCGAACGACTGGGTCGCCACCGAGGTGTTCGGCGCCTACCAGGGCATCGAATGCTTCCTCAACGGCGGCATCGACGACTTCCAGGCCATCGCCCAGCGGGTGCTGGAAGCCGGCGACCACCACGTCGTCGACGGGGCGATCACCGCGATGCTCTCCGCCGGCGCCGGCACGGCGCTGACCCCGCCGACCAGCGACGTGCGCGGCGCGATCGCCGCGCTCGAGCAGCAGCTCGCCGAGCAGGTGCCAGGGATGGGCTACATCTTCCTGTCCCCGCTGGTGGCCACCTACGCGATCGCCGACCACCTGCTCGACGACGACGACATGAACCACGGCGCGCTGACCACGCACCTGGGCACCCCGGTGGTGATCCTCACCGAGGCGTCCATGAAGGCGGTGGCCTACGCGTCCGGCCCGATCAACGTCTGGCGCGGCCCGGTCACCGTGGCGCAGGGCCCCGACCTCACCCACAACAAGGGCTCGGCTCTCGCCGAGCGGCTGTACTCGGTGGCCATCGAGTGCGGCATGTGGCAGGTGAACGTGCCCACGCCCGGGACGACCGACTGCCCGGACTGCGACCCCGCCGCCTCCGCGATCACCTACACGCCGCCCTCGCCGGTGCACCTGGACGACGTGCTCGATGTCACGGTCGTCTTCAACACCCCGCAGGCCACCCCGCCCCAGCTGTGGGTGAACTGGGGCCCGTCGGGCTGGATGCACGACGTCGACTTCGGCACCGACGTGAACGGCGACGGGCTGACCTGGGAGAACAGCTTCTTCCAGATCGGACTGACCGGGAAGGTGGGCGCCTGGCTGATCCAGGCGCGCAGCGTCGACGGCACCGAGATGGGCGCGGAGACGCCGATCTACATCATCCAGGAGCGGTCGATCCCGTCCGTGCCGAACATGAACCCGCCCTCCCCCACCGGGGCCGGCGTGGACGTCACGTTCAGCACCTACGTCGACGTCGCCCAGGCCACCGCGCCGGACCTGCTCGTCGACGTCAACAGCGACGGCGGCCCGCAGAACATGGCCACCCTCGCCACCGACGTGAACGGCGACGGCAAGACGTGGGAGGGCGTCCTGAACTCGGACGCCGTGGGCGCCGGGACGCACCTGGTCTACGCCCAGCTCACCGACGGCTCGACCGTCACCAGCACAGCCATCCAGTGGGTGATCACATGACCGAGATCCCGGAGGGCTACGCCCTCATCGAAGGCCGCTCCCGGGCCAACGCGCAGGCGGCCCTGGAGGCCGCCGACCGCGCCGGCGTCGACCAGATGCAGGTGCGTGCCGTCGACGAGGGCTACCTCGTCCCGGTCGCCGTGGCCGACGCCTACGCCGACGGTGACACCACGGTGGCGCCACAGGACAACGACACCCCGGACGACGGGTGGAAGAACGCCGACATCGCCGCGTGGGCAGAGGCCCACGACGTCGACCTCGGTGGGGCCAGCAAGAAGGCCGACATGCTCGCGGCGATCGCCGCGGCGGACAAGGAGGGATAGGCCATGCCTACCAAGTGCCTGAGCCTCGTTCGCGGCCGGCGCATTCGCCTCACCCGCCTGGACGGCTGCGGCCGCCCGGTGTTCGGCGACTGCTCCTCGGTCGTGAGCAAGGGCTTCATCTCGGTCGCGTTCACCGCGAACACGACCCAGTCCGACGAGATCAACGTCACCAACGCCGCCGGCGAGGTGTGCGTGTTCGAGCCGGCCGAGACCAGCCTGACCGGCTATGCCGTGGAGATCCAGTTCTGCGAGGTCGACCCCGACCTGTTCAGCCTGGTCACCGGGCAGCCGGTCGTGATGGACGCCGGCGGCAACGTGATCGGCTTCGACGTGGACACCGCGACGAGCCTGTCCGCCTCGGGCTTCGGCCTCGAGCTGTGGGCCGGGTCCGCCTCCGGTGACGCGTGCGCCACGGAGGGTGCGCAGGGCAGCTTCGGCTACCTGCTGCTGCCGTTCGTCCGCGGCGGCATCATCGGCGACTTCACCGTGGAGAACGGGAGTGTCACCTTCACGATCACCGGTGGTGCCACCCGTGACGGCAACGCCTGGGGTGTCGGCCCGTACAGCGACATCCAGATCGGCTCGGGCGGACAGCCCGGCCCGATGCTCGCCCCGGTGAGCTCGACCGTCGCGCTGCGCACCATCCTCACCGACGTCGCCCCGCCGGAAGCCGCCTGCGGCTGCCGCCCGCTGCTGGACACGTCGCTGCCCGCCCTCACCTCGATCGCCGGGGTGGCCACCGGAGCGGACGTCGACTTCGACACCACGCCGGTCTCGACCGCTCCCGTGTGGTGGGACTTCGGCGACGGCGAGTGGGACTACGTGGCCGCGCCCGGCGCGACCTCGCACACCTACGCGGAGTCCGGCACGTACACGGTCAAGGCCTCGCAGAACGGGACCTGGGTGACCACCACCGTCAACGTCACCGTGCCGTAACCGCCTGCGGGGGCCCGTCGCCGGGATGGGCCCCCGCGTCTTCTGCTGCCGTAGGGAGGAGCACCGATGAGCAGCACCGTCTGTTACCCGCCGGGGGCCGACTGGACCTGCGCGTACACGCAGGACGAGCTCGACGCGATGCGTGCCGACCCTGCCACGGCCGCGGTGATGGACCGCTCCGACGCGCTGGCGTGGATGACCCTCGCCACCCTCACCGCAGACCAGATCGGCACGTGCCCGGTCCTGGTGCGGCCCACGCTTGCCCGCTGCCGCACCTGGCCGACGTACATCACGTACCCGGTCGGCGCGTACGGGCACTATGCCGGCGTTCGGCTTGGAGAGTCCGCCTTCATGCCGTTCGTCAGTTCCGACGGTGCCTGGGTGAACGGCTGCGGCTGCTCCTCCGCAGCCTGCTCATGTGAGTCGCTGTGCGAAGCGATTCTGCCAGGCACCGTCGGGCACATCCTCGAAGTCCGTGTGGACGGGCAGGTGCTGCCGGCCACCGCCTACCGGGTGGACAACGGCAACCGCCTGGTGCGCACCGACGGCGGGGAGTGCTGGCCCAGCTGCCAGGACCTGGCCGCCGAGCCCACCGAGCCGGGCACCTTCGCGGTCACCTACTACCCCGGCGCCGCCCCCGACGACATCACCCGGTGGGCGGCCGGCCTGCTCGCCGTGGAGTACTACAAGGCCTGCCAGAACCAGGCCTGCCGGCTGCCGGCGCACGTGCAGAACGTCACCCGGATGGGGGTGACCTACCAGGTCAACACCGACATGTTCACCGACGGCGGCACCGGCATCCGCGAGGTGGACGCCGTGGTCGCCCGGTACAACCCGTTCCACCTGAAGGCCCGGCCCATCGTCACCTCCCCCGATGCGCACCGCCAAGCGGCGCGGGTACCCACATGGGGGCAGTGATGCCCCCCGCGCTCACCGCTCTGCCCGACGACACGCTCCTGTACCCGATCGTGTCGGACCTGGCCGCGTGCCTGTGCGCGGAGTTCGCCGGCGAGGCGCTGTGCTTCTGCGGCATCGAGCCGGCCACCGGGGTTCCGATCGAGATCGGCGGGTGCGACAGCTCCGGCACGTGCGGGGCGGTCAGCGTGCGCCTGGTGCGGGTCTTCCCGTCCACCGCCTTCCCGGTCCCGGACCGGCTTGCGCTGTGCACCACGGCGCTGGCGATGGAGATCGTGGTGGCCGCCTACCGGTGCGTGCCGGTCGGCGGGGACGACGGGTCCAACCCCACCGCGGAGCAGTACGCGGGATGGGCGCAGCAGCAGTACGCCGACATGGCCGCGATGCGCCGCGCGATCGCCTGCTGTTTCGGCAACTCGCGCCCGGACGTGGACTACACGCTCGGCGACTACACCCCGCTCACCCCGTCCGGCGGGGTGGGCGGCGGGCAGTGGACCGTCTACTCGAGTCAGGAGCTGTGATGGTCGCGATCGTCACCGTCTACGAGTCGGGCATCATCCGCATGATCCAGGGCGAGGGGCGCAGGTGGACCCGCGACCAGGCCTTCGACGTGCTCACCCTCGCGATCTCCACCTGCCCGCGCGGCACCGGGGCCCTGGCCGCCAGCCACCTGGTCGAGCAGAACCGCACACACGGCCGCTTCTCCACCGGCTGGAGCGTGTCTGCCGGCAACGGGCTGCACGACGGCCGGGCGCTGTGGATGCACGAGGGCACCGGCATCTACGGGCCCCGCGGCGTGCCGATCCGCCCGGTGAACACCGCGAAGAAGCGGTTCCTGCACATGCCGCCCGGCTTCCAGCCGGCCTGGTATTGGACCCACCTCGCCAAGGGCGACATCGACCCGTTCGGCCACAAGGAAGAGGTCGACGGCGACCCCGGGCGGCCGTGGCTGCGCCGCGCTGGGGAGCGCGTCGCCTTCCGGCACGGAGCGATCTGAGCACCCACGCCTTGGGTGCCCAGCAACCAGAGAAAAGGAGCAGGAGCAGATGAAGGAGTTCCACGTTGCAGCCCAGGCGGCTGTCGACGACGACGCCGGCGATGAGCCGGTCCTCGAATTCAGCCTCGCCGGAGAGGAGTTCGTCGCCAGCTACCCCTCAACGGGGCAGATCGCACTGGTGGCGGGCAGCTTCAGCGGCAGCGAGGTCGACATGATCGGCGCGGTGTTCGGGTTCCTCCGCGGCGTGCTGCAGGGCGACGGCTACCGCCGTCTGCAGCTGCTGGTGCAGGAGGGGAAGGTCCCGCTCGAGGTCCTCTTCGGCGGCGACGAGGGAAACGAGCTCGGGATCGTCGAGTGGATCGTGCAGACGTCCCTCGGTGACGAGCGCCCTACGCAGCGGTCCACCGCCTCCTCGTCGTCGCGGAGCAGTGGTGGGCCCAGATCGACGGGACGCTCGCCGGGGCGGGGGTCGACCCATTCACCCTCCCTCCCCGTCGCTTCCTGAACTTCGTCTTCACGTGGGCGATCGAACGGATCGACCCGGACGAGCTGGATCGGTGGATCGAAGAACTCAATAGCCCGCTCCCAGGTCGGGATCCCGACCTGGTCAGCCAAAACCAGATCGACGACGAGATGGCCCTGTTCATGTCAGCGGCCAACGTCCTGCACTGAAAGGAGGGACGGCGATGGCCGGTGAAGTGATCGGTCGGGTCGTATGGGTAGTCGACCTCAACGGCGACACCGTCCCTATGCAGGCGCGTGAGCTCGGTGAGAAGATCGCGGCTGCCGGTGGCCCGGCGGGGAAGGAGTGGGCGGCCAACTTCGACAGGGAGCTGACCGCCCGCATCCGGGCCGCCGGCGACCGCGCCGGCGCGAACTTCGGCAAGGCGTTCTCCGCCGCCTCGCAGAAGGAGCTGGGCAACACCTTCTCCCGGCTGAACAAACAGCTCGACTCGAGCGTGGGCGCGTCCGACAGGTTCGCGCAGTCTCTGTCCCGGCTGCAGCTGCAGAGCGGCCGCAGCCACGACACGTTCCAGCATGCGCTCGAGGACATCGGCGAGCTCAAGCAGGTGTTCGAGGAGGCCGGGCGGGCGGCCACCGGGTTCGGCAACAAGGTCGACGACGCCAGCACGAAGGCGCGCACCTCGCGCAGCGTATGGCGGGGGCTCGGCGGCGTGTTCACCAGCTTCGCCGACACCGTCAAGCGTGCCGGCGGCGGCTGGGTCGGCTTCACCAGCGGGCTGAAAGCCGCCAACGACGAGGCGTCCCGTGGCTCCTCGATCTGGAAGAACCTGTCGGCTAACACCCGGCAGTGGACGCTCATCATCGGCGCCGTGATCGGCTCGTTCAGCGACCTCGCCGTGCTCGGCTCGGCCGCAGGGTCCGGTCTGTTCGTCGTCGGCGCCGCGCTTTCCTCACTGGTGGTCACCGGCGGCCTGGCCGTCATCATGTTCAGCCGGCTGCTGGGCAACATCAAGAAGCTGCCGCCGGCGCTGAAGCCGGCGCGGGCCGAGTTCGACGTCTTCCACAAGGCGTTCTCCGACGCGATGGATGCGATGACGATCGCCGCGTTCAAGGACAGCGTCGCCGGGTGGAAGTCGCTGACGAAGACGGTGAAGGCCCTCGTGCCCGCCTTCCAGCTCGTCGGTCACACCTTCGGGCAGCTCTTCAACGACATCGCCCGCAAGCTGGCCCCCGGCACCGAGGCGTTCGGCAACCTCAACTACTTCATCGAGGAGTCGGCGGGGATCACCGACAAACTGATCCGCTCGGTCGGCAAGGTGGGCGACGCGCTGCTGGCCGCGTTCAAGAACCCCTCCCTGCAGACCGCGATCGGCAACTTCCTCGGCTGGGTCGACGACCTCGCCACCGGGTTCTCCGACTTCCTCAGGGGTCCCGGGTTCGACGAGTGGCTGCGACACGGCACCGCGGTGTTCGGCTCCTTCGGCAAACTCCTCAGCACCACCGGCCAGCTGCTGAACGACATGGTCACCGACGAGACCGTCAGGCAGCTGACCAACTTCATCGACTCCATCGACGGGTTCCTGCAGGGCGGCGGCCGCGGGATCATCGAGTTCGCCCAGAACCTGAACATCTTCGGTCTGCTCGCGAAGGCGCTCGACGAGCTCGGCAAGGCGCTCGAGCCGCTGAATGTGCCGATGCAGGCCCTCGCCGACGGGGTGAACGCGGTAGTCCAGTCCGGGATCTCGGACCTCGCCCCCATCGTCTCCGACGTCGCCAAGGCCCTCGCCCCGTTCGTGCAGGCCCTGGGCGACTTCATGAAGGAGCACCCGAAGGAGATCGCCGACGGGATCCTCGCGATCGCGGCCGCGTTCCTGATCATGAGGGGCGCCAAGGGTCTCCTCGGGCTGACCGACCAGCTCGCCGGGTTCATCGACAAGATGGACACGATCCAGCAGAAGACGCCGACGTGGAAGAAGTCCCTCGGCGGCCTGGCTGGCGGGTTCATCGCGTCGATGACGACGCTGACCTCCGACCAGAGCATCACCCTGGACACCTTCGCCGGCAATATCGTCACCGGTCTGCTGCTCGGCTTCGCCGCCGGCGGCCCGTTCGGTGCACTTGTGGGCGGGCTGACCGCGTTCATGATCACTGCGGTCAAGGACGCCACCGACGGCGCCGGCTACGCGCTGGACCAGTTCTTCCTCTCCTCGAACTCCGGTTCCCCGTTCGGCAACTGGCTCAACAGCGTGGTCACCGGGTGGGAGACCACCCTCAACGGGTTCAAGGACGACACCCTGCCGAAGTGGTGGCAGGGCATCGAGGACGGGTGGACGCAGGCGCAGAGCATCCTCTCCGGCCAGGACCAGAGCTGGTGGAAGGACAGCCTGGTCTCGCAGTGGACCAGCAACCTCGGCGAGCTCGCCGCGAACGTGGACAGCACGTGGGCGGATATCAAGACGAACTGGTCCAACGCGTTCTCCGCGCTGGTCGGCAACAACGGCGGCTGGCTCACCCAGCTGGTCAACGGCTGGATGACCACACTGACCACCCTGCGCTCGAACGTGCAGACCTGGTGGGGGCAGGTCACCACCGGGTGGAGCCAGTTCTGGGACACCGTGCACACCATCGTCAGCAACGGCTGGGCCCTCATCGTCGCGATCCTCACCGGCGGCGACATCAAGGGCGCGTGGGAGCGGCTGTGGCAGTCACTCCCCCAGCCGGTGAAGGACGCATGGGGCACCGTGACCGGCATTATCAGCGGCGCCGTGAAGACAATCCAGGGCATCCTCAGCAGCCTGAAGAGCACCATCGACGGAATCATCGGCGCGTTCCAGCGGATGACCGGCGCCGCCAACACGGCCAAGACCGCCGGCGCGAACGCGAAGTCCGGCGGTGGCGGTATGGCCTCCGGCGGCATCCTGTTCGGCCCGCACCGCATCCTCGCCGGTGAGGCCGGGCCGGAGGCGATTGTGCCGATGCGCCGGCCCCTGTCGATGGTCGACCCGAGCGTGCGGTGGCTGTCCGCGATCGCGCAGAAGAAGACGGCCGTGATGGCAGCGGGCGGGGTCTCCGGCGCCCCGAGTCGGACCATCACCGTCGCCGAGGGCGCCATCCAGATCTTCGGCGCAGCCGACCCGCGCCGGGACGCGAACGAGGTCCTCGTGCGCCTGGCCGAGCAGGTGGCGGGATAGGAGGCGACTCATGCTGAACGGATACCTGGAGCTCGGCGGCAACGAGGTCGTCAACAGCGCCCGGGCGTACGCGTACGCGGCGGAAGAGTGCGGCGGCGGGTGGCTGCAGGACCCTGGCTGCACGACGATCGCCGACGCGCAGGGCGACAACCCGTACACGTTCGCGCGGATCTCCGAGGCGCCCTGGTACGACCCGGACGACCCGGTCACCTCGAGCAAGTTCCTCGGCCTGTACGGCATCAGCATTGCCGACACCGGCGACTCCACCCGCACCGCCACGGTGACCGAGCGCAACGGCGACGGCGGGCTGATCTCCGGCTACCGGCACACCTCCCGCGAGGTGCGGGTGCGGGCATGGCTGACCGGGACCGGGCAGGAGGGTCTCGCCTACGGGATGACCTGGCTGCGCAACGTGCTCGAGCCGAACGCGTGCGGCATGCACGGCGACTCGTGCGGCCTCGCCGACACCGGGTTCTTCGTCGCCTGCCCGCCGGCGCGGACCAGCACCCCCTCGTACAGCAACTGGGCCACCCAGCGGGTGAACCTGCACCCCAACCCGTCCGTGGAGGTGGCGGTGACGTCCGCCCAGTGGGCGCCCGGGGCGGGCTCGGGTGACGGCACGGTGACCGGCGCGCGCACCGCCGGCGTGGGCCGGGACGGCGGCTACGGCTGGCAGAAGAAGTGGACCACGAGCGACACGTACGCGCTGCAGACGCCGACGATCCTGATCCTCGGCGTCGACGGATCCAACGCGTGGGCGGCCACCGCGAACACCACCTACACGGCCAGCGTCTGGGTGCACACCTCGGTCGCCGAGGTGTTCAACCTCACCGCGCTGGAGTGGACCTCGGCTGGGGCGTATGTGACCCAGCACGGCAGCGCGGACGCGCCCGCCGCGGCC